GGTGACATATATCACACAAAGACCCAGGGTATAACTCCAGAAGTCATCGACCACATGGCATGGTGGTTTACTGAGCTTTCTAAAATAGCACCCACACACATTATTCTGGGCAACCACGATGGTAACATGGTTAATTTAGATCGTCAAGATGCAATTAGCCCCATAATCAAAGCTCTGGATAATGACAGGCTTTTTCTATATAAGAAATCAGGTTTATATCCCGCAGGAATCCCGGGTATTAATTGGGCGGTATTTTCTTGCTTTGATGAGGAGGGGTGGAAAGATGTCAAGCCCGTTGAGGGCGAGATCAATATCGCCACTTTCCACGGCTGCATTGTCGGTTCCAAGACAGATCAGAACTGGGAGCTAGAAGGTGACGTACCTCTTAACTTCTTTGATCCTTACGACTTTACTATGCTGGGAGATATACATAAGCACCAGTTTTTGACGCCTGATAAAAGAGTTGCATACCCAGGCTCTACTTCGCAAGGAAATTACGGCGAAGATATCGACAAGGGTTTTTTGGTCTGGGATATTCGTTCCCGAGATGACTTTGATGTTAATTTTCATCCACTCCCAAATCCTCACCCGTTTGTAACTGTAGACTGGAAGGGTTCCGTCCAATCTACTTTAAAAGAAGCGCAAAAACAACCTTCCGGATCTAGATTTAGAATAAGGACTTCTGAAACTATCCCGCAAATTGAAATCAAGCAGATTCATACCGAACTTAAAGAGCAAAAACAAGCTAAGGAAGTTGTATGGAAGTTTGAAACCTTTAGTGATAAAAGTGAAATAGATGGGGACACTTCCCAACTTGCCCGCGAAGACCTTCGCGATACAAAGACTCAAATGGATCTCCTGAAGTCATACAATGGAGAAGAAAGATTTGACGAAAAGCAATGGCAGGAAGTTGAAGATCTGGTAATTAAGTGCGTAAATAGGATTGCAAGGTCAGAGCCCGCATCCAGAAATCGAAAGTGGGAAATTAAAGAGCTGGAATTTGATAACGTTTTCTCATACGGCAAAGGTAATAAAATTAATTTTAAAAATCTTTCTGGGATAACTGGTATTTTAGGCCCCAATAGGTCTGGAAAATCTTCAATAGTCGGAACTATTGTATACGCGCTGTTTAATTCTACTGACCGAGGCGCCATAAAGAACTTGCACATAATAAACTCTAGAAAAGGACATTGCCTCGCAAAAGTAAAAATAGGCATAGGGTCAGAAGACTACATGATCGAGCGACAATCTGTCAAGAAAGAAGACAAGTGGGGCAAGGAGTCTGCCATAACATCTTTGAATTTTTACAAGGTCGACCCGCTCGGAAATACAAGTCAGGATCTTAACGGAGAGCAACGAACTCAAACTGAGAAAGCAATTCGATCTATGCTGGGGAATTCCGAAGATTTTCTTCTAACTTCTTTAGCAACGCAAGGCAATATGAACGAATTCCTAAACCAGGGATCATCAGCACGAAAAAAAGTTCTGTCGCGCTTTTTAGATCTTGACATGTTTGATACAATGTCAGGATTTCTAAAAGAAGAAGCCGCAGAAATAAGAGGAAAGCTAAGTAGCTATCCTGAAAGAGACTGGAGCACGTCAATCGTAGTTCTCCAGCAGAAAAAAACCGAATACAATAATTTAATTCAAGGGCTCGAAGAAAAGCTAGTTACTCTAAGGGATGACCAGCGACGAATTCAAATTGAGCTTGCCAACTTTAGTGAAGCGGATTTAATTACTGAATCTGATGTGAAAAAACAAAGCCAGATTGTCAAAGACCTTGGTGAAAAAAGAGTAATCCTAGAAGAAAAATTTGAAAAATGCACAGAAGAGCTTAGTAACTTAAATGCTATTGCTGCCAAGATCTTGGACGTTAAAAAGCAATTTCCAATATCTGAGATTAGAGAAGAGTATGAGAACTTACAGGATCTTGAGCGTTCCTTGACGTCCCTGGAACATGCTCGCGAACTTGAGAAACAGATTTTGTCCGGCGCAAGAAAGCTAGCTAAAAAACTTGAACCTTGTGACTGCTTTGATCATAAGCCAAGTTGCCAGTATGTCAAAAAATCCAATAAGCATAATAGACTAATTACAAAGCACAAGGAGGCTGTGGATGAACAATCGTCAGAGATTCGAGCCATCCACCGAACCACAAAGAAGCTTCAAGATCAAAATCTAAAAGAGAAGATTGACAAGCATAATAAGCTGACGCTAAAATTATCAGAGAATGCAGTCTATGTGACGCAGAAGAAAAGCAACAAAGATAAAATTTACAGAGACTTAAGGGTAGCTAAAGAATCTTTTGATGCTGAAAACAAGCTTTTAGATGAGATGATAGAGAAGTCTGGGACATCTGATGTTTCCGAGGTGGTAATTCGCCTTAAAAACAAGTTATCTGAAATAGTTGAAAAAATTCAAGCGCTGGACGCCAAGAAGATGTCTTCTGCTGAATTAAAAGGAAACGCAAATAGCCAGATCAAGAAACTGAGAACTGAAAAAAATGAATACCAGAAGCTTCGAAAGAAGTGGGAAAATTACGATTTTCTTTTACGGTCCTGGTCCAAGAAGGGTATTCCTGCAAAGATCATAGAATCGCAGCTACCTACTATTAATCAAGAAATATCTAAAATTCTCGCAGGGGTTACTAATTTTACTGTAAGTCTAGAAACTGATTCCGAAACTAATTCTACTGAAATTTACATTGACTATGGAGATAGTAGAAGAATTATAGAACTAGCATCTGGAATGGAAAAAATGATATCTTCTCTTGCTATTCGCGTCGCTCTTCTGAATATCTGCTCTTTGCCAAAGACAAATATGCTGATAATAGATGAGGGGTTTGGATCTTTAGACGAGACTAATGTTGAAGCCTGCAACCGGCTTTTGTCCTCACTTAAGAAGTGGTTTAAGAACATTCTTGTAATCACACACGTAGATTCAGTGAAGGATGCCGTCGACAATATCTTGGAAATAACAACATCCAAGAAGAACTCTAAAATAAATTATGAATAAAATCAAAGAACATAGGCACGGATTCGTGGTGTTTGATAATTCTGTTGAGGACAGCTTCGTGCCCATTGAATGTCCTGTATGTAACTTACTCATGAAAAATGCTAGTGACGCTTTTTATTATAGGAAGTATAAGGCATGTTTCGACTGCAGCCTAAAATGGGCAGAACCTAATCGTAATAAATGGTCCACGGGATGGCGACCTAAAAGATCTGATGTAAAAGAAGAAGTAGAAATCAGGTCAAAAATAATTCCCAAAATCACGTTTGATCTATAGCGTGATACATATTTAATGATGTCGAGGAGTATCTGATGCTGTCATTTGAGAAAGTAAATAAACTTGGTCAAGTCTTAAATTCAACTTTTGGCGAAGGGTCTACGGATTCTGGGACGAAAGCTTACGACACCTTCAATGGTCGAGCAGTCACCGGTAAGATCATAGAGGGGGACCAGCTTAAAGTGGCATATATCACTATCGTAAACATGCCTGTTAATCCTGATCCAAGCTTCGAACGACGTCTTGCTGAGGAATCCATTAAGATTATTTCTGATTTTGTCGTCAAAGCAAAGAAGGCTTATAAAGAATCCGCCGATGAAGCACTTCGTCTTAAAGAAGAGTCTAGCGTTGATAGTATCGAGTTGATTGGCCTCAATCAATACAGCCCAGTTAAGCGAGCATACTACAGGCGAAATACAGTATATAGCATTTCGTAGCATTCCTATGGTTGCAGTTAATAAAAAAAAGCAAATTGCAGAGATTGTAAAGTCGGGCAAAGACCCCGGCTATTTCATGAAAAAATATGTAAGCATCCAGCACCCTAAAAGCGGGATGATAAAGTTTAGCCTCTATCCTTTTCAGGAAGATTCCCTTACTGAATTTAAGGAAAATAGATTTAACGTAGTCTTAAAGTCAAGGCAGCTAGGTCTTTCTACTCTAGTTGCAGCGTATGCTTTATGGATGGGAATATTCCAGAAAGATAAGAACATTCTGGTCATCGCGACCAAACTTTCAGTCGCAGTCAACTTTATTCGCAAAGTAAAAACTATGCTTAGGTCTCTTCCGCCGTGGCTGGTTCTCCCACAAGTCGTCGCGGACAATCGACAAACTATAGAGTTTAATAATGGGTCGATTATAAAGGCAGTTCCTACCTCTGATGATGCCGGACGATCTGAAGCACTTTCTCTTTTGATTGTTGATGAGGCAGCCTTTGTTAAAAACTTTGATACTCTTTGGATGGGTTTATATCCTACGCTGTCTACTGGAGGCGAAGCTATTATATTATCGACGCCTAACGGTGTGGGTGGTCAATACCATAAGCTTTATACAGATGCAATGCTAGGGGAAAACGAATTTAATCCGATTAAATTCCCATGGGATGTTCACCCAGAAAGAGGTGAAGACTGGTTTGCCACAGAGACTAAAAATATGTCCAAGCGACAAATCGCCCAGGAGCTTCTATGTGATTTCGTTGCCTCAGGAGAAACCTTTCTACAATCAGAAAATCTAGAGTGGATCAGAGACATGGTCAGAGACCCGCAGGATAGGTGGGGAGATGACAACAATATTTGGGTGTGGCAATACCCTATGTCTTCGCACAAGTATATAATATCTGCAGATGTTTCTCGAGGCGATGCAAAGGACTACTCAACTTTTCATGTCATTGATACTAACACCGATGAAGTTGTTGCAGAGTATAAAGGAAAAATACCTCCCGATAGATTTGGAGAACTTCTAGACTGGATTGGGAAAAAATATTATAATGCCCTCGTTTGCCCGGAAAATAATACATTTGGTTACGCAACTGTAACAAAGCTAAAAGAGCTGGGATATCCTAATCTTTACTATGAGACAAGTAAGGGCTTTTTAATAGGCAGCTATTCCCCTAATCAAGACAGTAAAATTCCGGGTTTTAGCACGCAGGGAAAATCAAGAATACAAATACTTTCAAAACTCGAAGAAGTAATAAGAAATCGAGGAATAAGAATATATTCTAGTCGCTTGTATGATGAATTGAAGACATTTATCTGGAAGGGACACAAGGCACAGGCTCAAAAAAGTGCAAATGATGACCTTGTAATGGCACTTGCAATCGGCATTTGGCTCTATGATGCAGGTGGAAACTACAGCAAGGGCGCAGATGTCCTAAACAAAGGTATGCTCCAAGGAATGTCAGTGACAAACAGGACTTATGAGCAGCCTAAAATGTCATCTGGAACACCTATGACTTCTATTAACCCGTTCACACCTGTCAAAGAAGACGATTATCAAAAAATTAGGAATAACAATCCTAAGATGCCTAATACTAATTTTGACTGGCTGAATAAATGATTTACCTACAGTGACTGCGACATATAATAATGATATGTATGTTTAATCACTACGAGAGCAGACATGGCTAATCCCAATGAAAATCTTTTTAGCAGGCTAACACGACTTTTTAGGTCGGGGCCTATCGTTAAGCGCAAAGTTAGAGGCTTCAAGCCTACGGTAACTACCTCAACAATAGACCTTTTTAAGAAGTCTCAAAACAGCGCCTTCACTAATGCAATTAGTGCATACGGCATGTATGATAGACTGAGTAGATATGCAGACTTCTCAG